GAAACACCTCTGGAGGTTACATATCGGGATTCGTAAAACATACCCTGAGTATTCGAGCCTTTGGTGACCCGTTAGTACGTGCACGGAAAGCGGGCATTTGAAATGGTTCCAGAGACAGATAGAGCATATATTGCAGGACTCTTTGATGGAGAGGGCTCAATACATTTTAAACGTGGTTTAGAGAAGAAAAAGAAACACAAAGGTAAACCTGGATACCGTATGTCTAACAGTCTACGTTTATCTATGGAGATAACCATGACTGATAAGTCTGTGTTGTTGTGGGTGCATGAAGTTTTGGGTGTTGGAACATTGACCAAGAAACCAAGAAAGGGTAAAAGAAAAGACGGCACACCATATTTAATGCAGTACAGATGGAGATGTACATTTAGGGATGCGTACTATGTGTGTTTGTTAATATGGCCTTGGGCGCATACTAAACTACCTAAGATTACCCAGGTCATGAACCATTACGATGAGCATAAAATTATGAATGGTAAAGTAATAAACTTAGATGATTATAGAAAGGTGATGAGTTTAGAATGATGTTAAAAATATATTTATGGATTATGGGTTGGTCCGGTGCGATCAACGCATGGGCGTGGCGTAAACAAGCGGCCATCGTTCGAGAGAAGAATCGTAAAGAAGAAGAGGATTATTTAAAAGAGTTAAAGAATAAACTATGACACCAGGTCAAGCGCTAGGTATGTTGTTTGTAGGGGTTGTTGCTCTATCATTAGGAGGTGCGGTAGCATTTTTGATATTGAGAAAGGTTTATAGGTCATTACATAGATCTAAAAGAAGGTTTGACGACTTAGAATGATGGGTGAGAAAGATTTATTAGAATACGAAAACATTGGTCGAAGGATCAAGCGCAACGATAAGTATACCTATGTCGATGCATCACGGATCGAGGACCAAGGAACACGGCTCTATGATGTAAATGGTTCTAGACTTCCAAGCGTTACTACGATATTAGGCAAAACCAAAAATCAACAATTTCTAAAAGACTGGAAGGCTAAAGTTGGAGAGCAAGAAGCAGAACGAATCAAAAATGTATCTAGTAGTCGGGGGACATCTATGCACAAATTCCTGGAAAACTATATCACAGGAGTGGGCTACGATGATCTTACAGCACTCGGACAGGAGGCGAAAGCCATGGCCCAAAAAGTTATTGACGTGGGTCTTACACCTGTGGAAGAATACTATGGCTCGGAAGTTACGTTATACTATCCGGGTCTGTACGCAGGTTCGACAGACCTTGTCTGTTTACATAACAATCTTGAAACTGTTGTTGACTTCAAGCAGGCTAACCGTCCAAAGAAGAAAGAATGGATCGAAGATTATTATCTGCAAATCGCAGCATACGCCATGGCCCATGACTACGTCCACCAGTCAAACATTGAACAAGGAGTTATCATGGTATGCACGCCTGACCTATATTATCAGGAATTTGTCGTAAGTGGGGCAGAATTAAGGCAATATAAACATAAGTTTTTGAAAAGATTAGACAGCTATCATGACCTAATTTTTGATGAAAAAGAGAAAGCAAAAGTAAATATTAACCCGGAGGATTTTTTTAATGGAGCGTGAGATAGTAGGATATTATTACGATGGTAAAAAGTCTTGGATATTGTATCAAGATGAATATGGTAATGAAACAAAGGAGGAATGGACAGATGAACAGTCAGATTAGAATGGTTCTAAAGAAGAGATACGAAGCAGATATTGAAGATGCTAAGTATAAGATTAAATGTTTTAGTGAGCATGAGATAGTGATACCAGAGCATCCGGATATCACATTAGAGGTTGACAAACTGTTACAAAAAATTGCAGAGGCTGAAGATAAGTTGGCAGCAATTGAGCAACATTATGGCAAGAATGAGGCAGAAAAACCCTTATTGTAGGGCTCGCAGGATTGATTTACCCTTCGCAAAAAGAGTTTGAACCTTCGCAGCGCGAGGGTATGTCAAGCAAAAATCTATCCGAAAATTCAAAAATGTATCCGAAAATTAAAATCTGCGAAGGTACGAGGTCATTCTGCGAGGGTTCCGCGAAGGTTCTGCGAAGGCTAGAATCCGCATATTTATTGACTTGCGAAGGTTGCGAGGGGTAAATCAGAAAAACGAAAACTTTTTTGTCCTTGGATACAAAATTCACTGTATACCTTCGCAGAGTTGTATTATAACAAATTATGCCTAGGAAAAGACGAAAAAGAATTGCAACTGATGGGGCTCCCGATATACCTTATCCGAGAGTCAGAGTGGAGTGGATTGATTGTGTCAGTGACTCTGGCTGGGCTACCGACAAAGAGTTTGATAAAATGAAACTAGCACGACCAGTAAATGAAGGCTGGTTGTATTCTAAAGATGATAAGTCCGTAAAACTATTTGCATCTTACGATAAAGATGATAACGAAATTACGTTTGGGGATCGGACGATGATTCCTCGGGCTTGGGTAAAGAAGATTCAGAAACTTTAGATGGAGTTACATCAATTATCTGTCCGTAATCGGTTAAAAGTTGTTTCATTTTTGCTTCTAACTCTTGTTCTGACATGTCCTCTAGTTTTCCTGTTTTTATTATTTTTCTATCTATGTATAGTCCTGCTGCTTTTCCTCTGTTTGCTTCCGCATTCACTGCAGAAGAAAACGATCCTTTTTTTAAAGCGGCTTCTCTGAGTCTTGCAAGTTCTGCTACATGTCCTTCGTAGGTAACTTCATGTTTTCTAAGTCTTTCTTCTTTCAGTTCACCGATATACTTTACAACAAGTGGTGAGTGTCTTGGGTTTGTTAGTTCTGATCCTTCCTGTCTTGCACGTTTAGGACTGTATCCAGCAGCAAGCGCTGCCTCTGTCTGTGTCATTGGTCCGTCAGGTCCGCCGAATACTAAAAATTCAGCAAACCTTTGTTGCATCTCTGTAAGTCTTTTTGGTAATCCCATGATTGACAATTTAAGGTAACATGGTTATAAAGTCAATATGAAAGACAACGAAGGCTATGAGCAGTTAATTAAAATGTTGCGAGCAGAAATACAAGACTTAAAAAAATATAAGTCAGAGTGTATAAGATTAGAAAATTTATTGCACGGCTATAAAAAAGTGATAGAAGATTTAAGTAGTCAGGTGGTTAAATAATGTACGTCAAACACCTGCAAGAGTATTTAGAAAAGTTTACTGAAGGACAGCAAGGTCGTAGAGGTAATGCAGTCAGTGATGCAAAAATATATATCATGACTCGTAAAGGTTACTTAGAGGAGATCAAACGGATTGAAGTTCACCAAAGTAATAATCCTCTGGATAATTCCTTGCGTGTCGTTTTAAAACCAAACAGAGAAGAAAAACTAATTTTACCTCCTGGTTACGTAAAAGATTATTAAGATTTGAACACAGGAGTAACCTTGAAAAATGCATGGGACCAGAGCGTAAATTGTATCAAAAAATTAAGAAATATTTCACCAACATTTCACTTATTAGACTTGAAAATAATAGCTTACACGGTACTCCCGATCTATTGGCTTATAATAATTCTGGCAACTTTTTCACTATCGAATTAAAAGTTACGAAGAGTAACAAGGTTAAGTTTTCTCCACATCAAATTGCCTTCCATGTGAAGCATCCACGTAATAGTTTTATCTTGGTAGAGACCCTTGATCCAAGGTCCTCGAAACATGTTGAGTATTATTTGTTTCCTGGTTCAGGGATCTTGGCGCTTGAAGCTTGTGGCTTGGCGCTTGAGCCTTTGGCCAAAGGGCTTGACGCTTGTGGCTTGTTGCTTGATTCGCTTGGCGCTTGAAGCTTGGCGCTTGCAGCTTGATGCTTGGGGCCCGGACCAGTCGCACGCTCATTTGGCGGCGTCCCACTCTCAGAGCTAATGGCCTGGTCCAGTTTATTACGTAGCTTTCGTAATTCTTTATAATAGTTTGGATGTCGAAACATTTCAATGTTTTCCGTATTTAATAGTTTTAATGTTGCTGTCCCAGCATGCCCGGCAGTCTCTGCATTCATTGTCTTGTTTTGCAGCTGGACAGGTAGCGTTAGCTGTAACAACTTCTGAAGAGTTAGGCCACGAAGCAGGCGCCGTTTGGTTCACCATCGGCGCGCTGAAACGTATGACTAAATTGTTAGGCTTTGCTGTCAGGTGATCCTTGATCCATGCTTCACGAGTCGGTAACCAGTGACGCTTAGAAGGTGTTAACCTGCAGACTTCATAAATTTTGTTTAAGTGATCTAGATCCTGGACATCGCCTGAATCGTGCCATCGAAACACGTCGGGCTTCTTACTGTTGATCAGGTGAGCCATTGCGGTGACCCATTGCGGGTCCTTGATAGCCTTGAGTCTTCGATACTGTGCATCCTGAACAACCTTGAACACGTAACAACCTTTGAGCGCGTAACAGTCATAACACACTGAACCAGGGACCGCTTGGAGCTTGCCGCCAGTTTTGCATTCTTTGGCAGGTAAACCTATTGACCAGCCCGGCATCTTCGACGGTTTGCTTAGGCTGCCGCCTATAATTTTTAAAGCTTCTTTTGTTTGCATAATCTTTCTCCTTTAACTTCCTGGATATCATTATAATACTTTCTTGTCAAGCTTGCGGCTTGACGCTTGCAGCTTGTAGCTTGCTGCTTGTAGCTTGGGCCTTGACTCTCGAGCCAGCGCCAATGATTAATTAAAATTTTTTCTTTCATAATTTTTTGCGGCCCAGTGAGTTTAATAACTAGTATGTATTTCTCACTGGCCCTAATCAGCAGGTCCCAGGGTCCGATTTTCTACTGATCCCTGGTCCATCAAGCAGAGGTAATTCCACTGCGGGCTCTTCCATTACATTGGTTAATGGACCAGGGATCAGCAGGTGATTGCGGACTGTTCAACCTCCGTCAGTTTGAGTTGTCTCAGAGTACCCTGGAGTACCAGCTACCCGCACAGTTCCTACACTATTTCCCTATCAGCAATTTGCAACTTAACTGATCCCAGGACACATGGGTTGAAGCCCAGCGGCAATTGTTTACCGGTGCACCAGGGCTTAGGCCTGTATCCAGGTCCATATGTCCAGGGATCAGTTCTAGCTGTGCGTGTGTTTGGATCTCTTTCAATCTACTTTACACCACAGATAGAAACTATATCCAATATAATACTTGACTATCCTATTGTCAAGTGTTAATTTCAAATTAATTAAATATAGGAGAAATAAATATGACTACAAAAAAAATAACACTTAACGCAGATAAGCGAAAAGTTATTGCAGATCAATTTCAATCTTTTTACGAAGATAAAGTAAAAGATAAATTGGTACAAGCAAAAGAACAATATGACCTTATGCGAGATAAAGCAAAAGTTGCGATTGATAAAGTTGTAAGGTTTCATCAACCACAGGAAGATGTTGATACAATTAGAAGAATGATTAGTAAATATTCTTCTAGTGGTGGCGATTTATACCATGATAATTGTTTTAATATTACAATGCCAATAACTAAAGTTGATGATGAGGGTAAAGAGTATCAAGCAGATGATGAGGTCAATGTTAGATTTGACATGGGTAGAAAATTTGCAAGAGCATATTATCGTGATGATATGAAAGCAAAAGGTCTTAACCCAGATTTTCATTTGTCTATTGATAATGACTACTCAAAAAGAAACCCAAAATACTACAATGATGAAAGCGCAGTAAATAAATTTTTGGGTTTTAGTACATCTTCAAATGATGATAAATCTGTAATTACACCTAAAGCAAAATGGGAAGAAGATTTTAAACTTTGGGTAATTGGAACATCTTATTGCAGATCAAGACAATTCAAAGTTGATGAGAATACTATGAATTTCTTTAAGATGTATCGTGCTAGTGCTGACAATGTAATTAAAGAACATGAACAAATGTATAGTTATGTTGAGGGCAAAATGAAAACTTTGAGATTAGGTTTAAAATCTTATCGTACTTTTGACCAAGCAAAAGCACTTGCAGATAAAGTAGGAGTTGTTTTAAATGAAACAATGTTGAATGAAAGTTCTAGTTTAGCTTTATCAATTTATAGTCCAGATAATCTTGCGAGTTTATTGGAAGATAAAGAGGTCTTAACTAGAGATCAAAAGATTGCTATTGCAAGAAAACAAATGCAACAATCTGTAAATTAACACTTGACAGGGACTATTCTATAATATAGGATAGTCCCAGAAAGAGAGAAAGAAATATGACTAAAACATTTTATATAACTTATTGGGCTTCTAAACATAAGAAGCACATAACAAGACAAGGCAAACATGATGAGAAATCTCGTTATGGAGTTGCCAAAAATGGGACTGCGTATTATGTCTATTATGATATGGACGCACATGGATACAGGACTGCAAGTGGCAGTTGGAAAGTGAGGCACTAATGGAACTGATTGCAAGATTAATAATGGTGTTAGTTGGTTTCGCACTAGCACTATTGGGAGTAATTGTTTTTGTACATTCAAACGATCATGCACTAATGGGAATACTAATTTCTTTTGCCGGTGTTGTTTCAATGTTTGGGGGGTTGCCACATTATGAGTGATTATAATTGGTGCCATGGTCCGAAATGCCATAAACATCACACACAGGACAGAATAAGAGGTGTTAAAGGTTCTAAGGTTTTGAGGACCAGAAAGATTGCTCAAAACCAATGGAACGCGAACAATGTCTGGTCTAACTTTTGTAGTCAAGGTTGTTGGAATGAATTTATGCATGAACATTGGGCTGAGTTTATTAATCTATACCCAAGGACCGAGGCTCTTGAAACACCGATAGATGTAGTTGTAGAAACCAGACAAGATTGGTCTGGCAATGACTATAAAACAAAAGTAATAAAAGAGGTTGACAATACCTCTAATCCATGAGAATATAGGACATGACTAAAACAGAAAGAACGTACGAAAGAAAGAACAGATTCAACGGTGAGTCTGTTATGCTAACAAAAGAAGAGGCATCAAGACACGATGCAATCTTCCTAGCTGAGATCATGGCAACAGTAGAAGATAAACAATTAGGCTATGGTGCAAGTAAACATTGGAACACAATGCGAAAGCATTTAGATTGGTTTATGAAACACAATGCCAAAGCCTACATGGTCTTACTAGATTAACTCTCTTCCCCTGGCCCTACGGGCCAGGGGTCCCGAACCAAATCCAAAAATCCAAATAAACTTTGACCCTATCCCCCCTTTTTGCAAAAAGGGGTCCCACTACTCTAGGTTGTATTGCTTAATTTACACATTCGTGTATACTGAAAACTTATTGGTACCATGGACTTGAATAAGGTAAATATAGAAAAATTACCTGCAGATGTTCGTAAGACCTTCAAGCAGATGCAACTTCTGCTTGCTGAAAAAAAGATACAGAATAAAGCTAAGAATGATTTCTTGTCTTTTGTCAAATGTGTGTGGCCTGATTTTGTAGAGGGGTCCCACCACAGACACATTGCAGATAAATTTAATAAATTAGCGTCGGGTGAAATAAACCGGTTAATTATTAATATGCCGCCTAGACATACAAAATCTGAATTTGCATCTTATTTGCTACCAGCATGGATGGTGGGCCGTGATCCAAAGCTCAAGATTATTCAAGCAACACACACGGCAGAGCTCGCAATACGATTTGGTCGTAAGGCTAAAAATCTTATCGACTCAGATAATTATCACAAAATTTTTAAAACAAGATTACAAGAAGATTCTAAAGCAGCAGGACGATGGGAGACATCTGACGGTGGTGAATATTTCGCAGCTGGTGTGGGTGGTGCAATCACTGGACGTGGTGCAGATTTATTAATCATTGACGATCCACATTCTGAACAAGATGCATTATCTCCTACAGCGATGGAGTCTGCTTACGAGTGGTATACATCAGGACCACGACAACGTTTACAACCTGGTGGTAAAATAGTTTTAGTCATGACGCGTTGGACAACAAAAGATTTAACAGGGATGTTGGTTAAGAACCAATCGGAACCTAAAGCTGATCAATGGCACGTGGTCGAGTTTCCAGCAATCATGGACCATGGATCAAAGTCAGCTAAACCTGTTTGGCCGGAGTATTGGAAGTTAGATGAATTAGAAAAGGTTCAAGCAACACTGCCCACGGGTAAATGGAATGCACAGTGGATGCAAAATCCAACAGCTGAAGAGGGAGCAATATTAAAACGTGAGTGGTGGATGAAATATACTGATGAAGAAATACCACAACTACAACATGTTATACAATCTTACGATACCGCATTTTTAAAAAAGGAGACAGCTGATTACAGTGCTATAACAACCTGGGGAATCTTTTATCCATCAGAAGATTCTCCAGCTAGTTTGATATTATTAGATGCAGTCAAAGGCAGGTATGAGTTCCCAGAACTACGGCGTAAAGCCCTTGAACAGTATGAGTATTGGAAGCCTGAAACAGTCATCGTTGAGGCAAAAGCATCAGGTCTGCCATTAACCTACGAGTTAAGAAAGATGGATATACCGGTGGTAAACTTTAGTCCGTCAAAAGGAAACGATAAGCACGCACGTGTAAATGCTGTTGCACCTTTATTTGCT